GACAGAGGTATATGGACAGCAAAGAAAAGATACATATTAAATGTATGGGACTCAGAAGGAGTTAGATACAATGAACCCAAGATGAAGATCATGGGTCTAGAAATTGCTAGGTCAGCAACACCATCATACTTTCGGGATAAATTATATGCAGCGTTTCAGATTATTATCGGCAAAGACAATGATGAGCTTATCTCTTTCATCAATGGAGTCCGCAGCGAAACAAGGGAGCGACCCTATGATGAAGTCGCCTTCCCACGTGGAGTCAACAATCTATCCAAGTACAGACATCCAACAAACATTTACTCAAAAGGAACCCCGATCCATGTCAGAGGGGCACTCTTATACAACTGGTACGTCAAAAAATATAAAGTAGAACATAAGCATCCATTTATACAGGAGGGTGAGAAGATCAAGTTTATGTACTTGAAAACACCTAACCCTCTACATGAAAACTGTATCAGTTTCTTTGGTGAACTGCCAAAGGAATTTGGTATAGAGAAATATGTTGATTATCAAACACAATTTGAGAAGAGTTTCTTGGAACCTTTGAAAAACGTGCTACAATGTATAGGGTGGACACACGAAAAAGTTATTACTATAGGGAGGTTCTTTGAATGACTAGAAAAGTCTATGTTGTCACTTGGACTAACCACGTCGTTGGTCAGATTGATACCGATAGCATCAAATGTTTTGAGGACTATGAAACTGCTCGTTCGTTTGCAAAAATGATGAGTAGTGATTATGATTATGTAAATTTTTATGAGGATGAAGCAACACAATGGGATTCTTAGATACAGTAATTAAGGACAGTGGCAATGAGTTTGCTAGTATAGTAAGTGATGGAGTTGCTGCGGGTGACGTAGACAACTATGTTGACACTGGTTCATATATTTTTAATGCTCTTTGTAGCGGATCAATATATGGAGGGATACCTTCTAACAAAGTTACTGCACTTGCAGGAGAGAGCAGCACAGGTAAAACATTTTTTGCACTAAGTGTTGTTCGTAATTTTTTAGATGCAAATCCTAAAGGAGGAGTCATATACTTTGAGACAGAATCTGCTATCTCTAAAGAGATGATTGAGTCTCGTGGTATTGATTCTCAACGTATGGTATTGTTTCCAGTATCTACTATTGAAGAATTTAGAACACAAGCTTGTCGTATCGTAGACAAGTATATGAAAGAACCAAAGAGAGAACCAATGATGTTTGTTCTTGATTCTCTTGGTATGTTATCTACATCTAAAGAGATGGAAGATGTTGCTAACGATAAACAAGTTAGAGACATGACTAAATCACAATTAATCAAAGGTGCATTTCGTGTATTGACTTTGAAACTAGGTCAAGCAAAGATACCTATGATTGTGACAAATCATACCTATGATGTAATAGGATCTTACGTACCTACAAAAGAAATGGGTGGAGGAACAGGACTCAAGTATGCAGCATCAACTATCATCTACCTTGGTAAGAAGAAAGAAAAGGATGGCACAACACTTGTTGGTAACATAATAAAATGTGAAGCAAAAAAATCTCGATTAACAAAGGAGGGAAGTAAAGTTGAAACTAGATTGTATTTTGATGAACGTGGACTGGATAAGTATTACGGATTATTGGAGTTGGGTGAACAGTATGGGGTCTTTGAACGTAAAGGAAATAGGATCGTTGTTGGTGGCAGCAGCGTATATCCTTCTGCAATTCTTAAAGACCCAGAAAAATACTTTACCGAAGGAGTAATGAAACAACTGGAGGAGGCAGCAAGAAAGGAATATAGTTATGGTGGTTGATACAATTTTATTTGGAGATTGTCGTGAGACTTTAAAAGAGTTTGATGGCAAGGCAAGAACTTGTGTCACATCACCACCTTATTATGGATTGCGTGACTACGGTGGAGAAGAGTCACAGATAGGACAGGAACAATCACCAGAAGAATACATAAAAAATTTAGTAGAAGTATTCAGATCAGTTCGTGATGTCTTAACTGATGATGGCACATTATGGGTAAACATAGGTGATAGTTATTACAACTATAGACCTGGTAAAGGACAAGCATTACCAAAACAAACTGTAAGTAAAACAAAACAAGATCTACCTGACAAGTGTGCTAAGAGAGGAAACAAATTAGAAGGTCTCAAAGAGAAGGACTTGATAGGTATACCATGGATGTTAGCATTTGCATTACGTGCAGATGGATGGTATCTACGTCAGGATATTATATGGCATAAACCTAATCCTATGCCTGAGTCAGTTAAAGATAGGTGTACTAAATCACACGAATATATTTTTCTACTTTCTAAAAATCGTAAATACTATTATAACAATGAAGCAATTAAAGAACCCGTCAAGCAAGACTGGGGCACTAGAGACAGGACTAAAGGTAAGTACCATAATCCTGGTACTGGGTTGGTTCCTCATAGTGGGTTATCCAAGTCTTATGACAGGAAAAATAAGCGAGATGTTTGGACTGTAACAAACAAACCATATAAGGGAGCACACTTTGCTGTGTATCCACCTGACTTAATTGAACCTTGTATCAAGGCAGGGAGTGAAGAGGGAGACATAGTTCTAGATCCATTCATGGGATCAGGAACAACAGCAGTTGTGTCCAAATCATTAAATAGACATTATATTGGTTGCGAACTACATGAAGACTATGGTAGACTAATACAGAAGAGACTAAGTGAGAAATCATTTGCGAGGTTAAAACTAGAATGACAGAACGAATAGAAGAATCAATTCTAAGGAACCTCATTTACAATGAAACTTATTATAGAAAAGTTGTTCCTTTTATAAAAGCAGATTATTTCCAAGAGTACCATGAAAAAATTGTATTTGAAGAGATTGCAGACTTCGCTGCTAAGTACGATAAAGTACCTACTAAAGAAGTTCTCACAATTAATCTCCAGAACCGAGGAGATCTTACAGAAGAAACATTCAAAGATTCAGTACAGGGAATAAATTCTCTTTCTGATGATTGGGTTGATTACGACTGGTTGTTAGATGCCACAGAAAAATGGTGTCAAGACCGTGCTATATACTTAGCACTCATGCAGTCTATTAAGATTGCTGATGGCGGAGAAACTAAGTTTACCAAGGGTGCTATACCTAGCATCTTACAGGATGCTCTTGCTGTCTCCTTCGACGAACATATAGGACATGACTACATTGAACAATCATCAGACAGATATGAATTTTATCACAGGAAAGAAGAAAAAATTCCCTTTGATTTGGAAAAGTTTAACTTTATTACGAAAGGTGGTCTCCCTAACAAGACTCTCAACATCGCTCTTGCTGGTACAGGTGTCGGGAAGAGTTTATTCATGTGCCACATGGCTGGTTCCGCCCTCACTCAGGGCTACAACGTTCTCTACATTACATGTGAAATGGCAGAGGAGAAGATTGCTGAACGAATTGACGCAAATCTTCTAAACGTAAACGTCAAGGACATCATGGAACTTCCTGAGGTTTTATTTAATTCAAAAGTAAATGAGATCTCTAGAAAAACACAAGGTAAACTGATCATTAAAGAGTACCCTACTGCATCTGCACATGCAGGACATTTTAAGGCACTCTTAAGTGATCTTAAACTGAAGAAAGATTTTGCACCTGATCTTATCTTTATAGACTATCTAAACATTTGTGCATCTGTTAGATATAAAGGTGCTGTTGTTAACTCGTATACTTATGTTAAAGCGATTGCTGAAGAGCTTCGGGGTCTTGCTGTGGAAAGTAATGTACCTATTATCTCTGCCACTCAAACTACTCGTAGTGGGTTTGGTAACTCTGATCCCGATCTCACTGACACTTCTGAGTCTTTTGGTCTCCCTGCCACTGCTGATTTTATGTTTGCCCTTATATCTACTGAGGAGCTCGAGCAACAGGGTCGCATCTTGGTCAAACAACTTAAGAACAGATACAACGACCCGACTGCCTCAAGAAAATTTATTCTGGGAATTGACAGAGCGAAAATGAGGTTGTATGATGTAGCAGAAGATTCATCTGCCATCAATATAGAAGATGAAAAGGTAGGAGAAACCTTACAACAATTCTCACAAACACAAAACCGATTATCTAAATTTGCAGAATGGAACGTATAAAGCATGTGGACTTTGATAGGTACACTCATTTCGTGGATGCTGTCACAAGCACTCCTAGTAAGGATTTTAAATCTCTTGTTGATCGCTTGGGTGAACTTGACAGAGAAGGTGCCAATATTGAACGCCTTACCACTGCTGGTGTTGGGATTAATGCTGAAGGTGGAGAGTTCCTTGAGATCATTAAGAAGATGGTATTCCAAGGTAAACCATGGAACGAAGACAACAGAGAACATCTGATCATTGAACTTGGTGACATCATGTGGTACGTAGCACAAGCATGCATGGCACTCGAAGTATCGTTTGATGATGTGATTGCTACCAATGTTAAGAAACTAGAGAAGCGTTATCCTGAGGGATCTTTTGACGTTTACTTTTCTGAGAATAGGAAGAAAGGAGATAGGTAAGTGGCATTCGACATCCTACCATCTACATTTGAAGAAGCTGGAAAAGCAGTAAAATTTATGAATGAAGCATCTGCTAAAGAAGCATTGCGTTTGTACAGATATTTGCTTCAAAATTATGGAGATGTCGTACAAAATCCTTTAGCATTTGATTCTAGTAAGAAGAATGAATGTAAGATTATAAGGTTGTTAGAAGGTGGATTTACTATAAAACAACTTACAAAAGAATTAAGTCTCACAAAATTGAGACCAGATTTTGGTGATGGTAGTAGAGGAAAAAAAGGAAAGAATAATCAAGGAAGTTTATTTGAGAGAGACATGGAAGTCGCTCTTAACAAATGGATTGATACAAATACTATACAAAACAATAAATACAAAAGTTTTCTCGAAGACATAATAAAATATTATAAGTTAGAAAAATGTCAAAAAATTATTGTAGTTCCTGAGGGTAAATCAAATAAAAAAAGACCAATGAAATTAGTAAGTGAACATTGGGAAGTGGGAACTGCATCATATACTAATGGATATGACATAGGTTCTACTGTTACTGATATAACATTAGATACTGAATGTGATAATGTAAAACGTAAAATATATCTTTCACTTAAAACTAGTGGTACAACCAACCTATCTAATCTTGGATTAAAAACTAATGTATTTCCCGTAGAAGAAGTTAAGGCAGGAAAAATAGAAAAGAAAGAAGGACAAGCATTAATAAGAACTTTTGGTTTGAATGAACAATTTTTATGTGCTACTTTTAATGAATATCAAAATGGAAATAGAAAATATCATCAAGTAGATACTAGACCAGTGTATAATCATCAATTAATAAAGGAACTTATAATGGGATCTCTAGGATATGGTTATCACTATGTGCATTTACAGAGAGGAACAAAAATTAAACATCTAGAAATAGATAAGAATTTTTTAGAAAGAGCATCCACTCCAAGAGATGTAAAAATAAGTTACGGTGGTGACACAGGAGGGAAAAAACGTGTTAATATACATATGGTGACTCCTGTATTTAACATGGTTTTTAACATCAGAAACACAACTGATAAAGGAACTACAGCAGATCCACTTCGTGTGTATCCTGACAAGTTACAGACAAAATATACAATCATAGGTGAGACTGTTGCAACAGGACATAAAGGAGATTCTACAGAAATAGCAGACGATAGTTAATGGCAAACGTAACTCAACTAAAACACCTTGAACATTTGGAAGATGAAATGCTCAACTATGGAGTTGATGGTTGTATAGCGTCTGTTAATTTTCTCAAAGAACTGAGAAAGATGCTTGGATGTGATAACAGTACAGGTTTTATGCAAACTAAATGGGATGGTGCACCATCAGTTGTATGTGGTACTGATCCTAATAGTGGTATGTTTTTTGTTGGAACTAAATCTGTTTTTGCAAAAAATTCTAAGGCATGTTACGATGACGTTGATGTAGATTTATATTATGAAGGAGATCTTGCAGAAAAATTAAAATATTCTTTGAAGTATTTTTCTACTTTAGGTATACAAGGTATAGTTCAAGGAGATTTACTGTTTACTACTGATGTAAAAAGAGAAACAGTTAGTGGAGAGAAATTATATACATTTACACCAAACACTATAACGTATGGTATACCTGTAGATCATCCTATAGGTGTAGCAACAGGTAAAGCAAAGATAGGTGTAGTTTTTCATACACATTATAGAGGTACTGATTTTCAAACTATGCAAGCAGTTGCTGGTGCAAAGGTAAAAGGATCTATTGATGTGTTATCTGTTGATAATGACACTCCAATGGATAGAGTTGGTTTGAATCATTCAGAAGAATTGTTGTTTGATAAGTATGTTGCTAACATAGAAAAAATGTGTGCTGAATCTGGAGACTTTTTAGATGAATTAACCACTCTTTCTGGTACTGCAGGAGATGCTAAATGGCATGTATCTTCATATCTCAAACAGTTTTTCAATAGTCAAATCAAAAATCAAAAGACTATATCAAATACAACAAAAGCACTCGAAGACTTGACTAATTTTTATCATAGTAAGGTAAAACCTCTTGCTGATAAGATAAAAACACCAAAGACACAGGTTGCTAAGAAGAAATTAATATATGATAGTGAAAACTATCTAATCAATAACGCTACAAAGTTCAAATCAATGCTAGGTTTGTACAAAGAGATACAAGAAATCAAGAAATTTGTCATTGATAAACTAGATAAACTAGAAACTTTTAAAACATTTGTACAAACAGACACAGGATATAAAGTCACAGGTCCTGAAGGTTATGTTCTACATAAGAATGGAGACATGATTAAGTTTGTTAATCGTCTTGAGTTCTCATACAATAACTTTACTGTTGCAAAGAAATGGCGTTAGTAACAAAACGATGCTATATGACATTTGGTAGGTTTCAACCACCAACTACAGGACACGAAGCAAACTTTAATAGTGTAAAACGTGCTGCTGGTACAGATGATTATAGAATTTACATTTCTCAGACAGTAGATACCAAAGGAAACAACCCTTTGCTGCCAGATAGAAAATTATTTTACATGAAAAAAATGTTTCCTATACACAAATCTAACATATACAGCGGACCTAGAGATCCAGTAGCAGTTTTACAAGATATTATGATGGCAGGATATGATGAGTGTATATTTCTTGTAGGATCTGATAGAGTTAACGCTATGCAGTGGATTCATAAATATAATGGAGACGAGTATTCTTTCCGAAAGTTAGACATCGTATCTTCTGGTAGTAGAGACGCAGATGGTGACACATTTGCAGTATCTGGTACTAAAATGAGAAGAGCAGCGTTTGCTGGAGATTTTAAAACATTCAGATCTGGTATACCTACCAGTCTAAAAGAAGATGATTGTCAAATGATGATGATGGAAGTAGCAGCGAATTTACCCGCAAACTATAAATGATAAATTTTAAGAAATTACGAGAACAAGCACTAAGACAAGAGCAAAGACACGAAAAAGGTCTGAGCGAGGGTGATAGTGTCATGTCTTCAAGAACAGGAGTCAAAGGAACTATTCACAGAGTGGGTGGTAACTATGCAATTGTTATATCTGAAGAAGGAAAAATGTTCCGTGAGTGGATTAAGAATGTTAGAGCTATAAATAATACGAGAAGAACCTCCTTGTAAGTAAATGAAGAAGCAAGAAAGAATTAACACCGTCAGAAACAATGATGATTTTTCATCAGGTTTGATGGAACAATATAATAAGTGGATGGGTGGCGATTGCTTCCAAAACACTAACCTACCAGATTTACATTTATCTGAAGCACCTTTTGATGGCATGGATCCACAGTCTAATGGTGCAGAGATAGAGAATACTCTGGTTAAAAAGAAAGGTCCTAAGAAAGAATCACCTAAAGCACAACTTGCTACTAAGGAAGAGTACGAAGTTTTAGAACGTGAAGAGGTAGAGATTGACGGAGAACTATACGTCATAGAAAAGAGAAGATATGCTACTGAAGGTATGGCAGCAGCTCGTGATAACGTTGGTGCTTCTACATGCTGGAAAGGATATAAGGCAAAGGGAACTAAGAAGAAAGGTGGTAAAGAAGTTCCTAATTGTGTTAAAGAAGATGATTTTCATCATCAAAAAGATAAAGATGGTAACACAATTCCACACGAAGATGAGATAAAAGAAGGCAAGAAGGGTCTATATGACAACATTCATGCAAAAAGAAAGAGAGGTGAGTCTCCAGCAAAACCTGGTGATAAAGGATATCCTGCTAAGAATGCATTCAAAAAAGCAGCAGAGTCAGTTGAGCATGTAACAGAGAAGAAGTTAGATCCAGTTGGTAAGGCAGACGCTGATATCGACAATGATGGTGACGTAGATAAGTCTGATAAGTTTTTACACGCAAGACGTAAGAAAGTTAGCAAGATCATTGCTATGTCTAAGAAGAAAAAATGAAATCCTTTAATCAATTCAAAACTGATTCTAAGAAAAGAAAAGAAAAACTAAAGAACAAGAAGGTTGGCAACGTAGAAGTCATGCCCATTGTTAATGATGACGATGGCAAAGGTATGACTACTCGTGCTACTAATGAGGAGGTGTTAAATGAAAAGTCAGTCTCAAAGTCCCAACAAAGATTCTTCGGGATGGTTAGAAAAGCTCAAAAGGAGGGTGAGAAGAAAGCTTCCTCACCTGAGGTTGCCAGAGTTGCTGCCAGCATAAAGAAAAAAGATGCCAAGGATTTTGCATCTACTAAACATAAAGGACTACCAGAGAAAAAGGTAGCAAAAGAAGAGACTTGTGGTAAAGGACAGTACTATTGTAATGATACTCAGAAGTGTAAACCCATTCCAAAAGGTATGAAAGTAAGGGATGATGGGTTTTTAACTAAAGAATCATTCGAGTCAGGTGTAATGAAAGCGAGGAGATATCATAGGGTAGGAAAACTCATGTCATTCAAGGATTTCATGAAGATTATGAGTGAAATTTTGGGGGAATGGGAAAAGTAATAAATAGATACACACACATTATGGAATATTACCATGTTTTCTTTTCTACTACCACTTGCAACGAAAGTTATTTCGGACGCAGTAAACAAAATTCCTGACAACGAGGAACTTGGAGAAAAATTAATAGATATTTGCTTAGTTATCCTAGGTAAGGCAGTTAAACTGACCAAAACTGACATGGATGACAAGTTACTTGAGACTGTGAAGGCTGCTATTGCAGCAAAGGAATAGTCCTTTTATAAATAAAACTTAGAACAATACACGATTAGAGAAAAAGATGTCACTTATTGGAACAACGGATGCTGCTGCATTCTCAAATAGTGTTGGTGTCACCAATGGCGATGCCACCGTAACAAAGAACGCTGCTGACACCGTTGTCGGTGGTGATGTACTTGAAATTTCTGGTGTTAACTATATTGTTAAGACCATTACTAGCACTACTAGCATAGAATTACATAAAGTATATGCTGGATCAACTGCTACAGTTGCTGCTGCTAATGTAATTAAAAGAACTCCTCCAAAACAGGTTGCAGAATTTGTAATCTTAGGTGGAGACTCTAACAGTTATGAGTTAATTTTTGCTGATTCTACTGAGGGTTCTCTTGCTGAGAGTAAGTCTCGTGGAATTAAGAATCCTGGTTGGTGGTTATACAGAACATTTACCGATCACTATGGTAACACTCGTCATAAGGCAGAGTGTATAGCAGCGATGTCTGTTGCTGCTGGTGTATCTGGTGACGCATCTGATGATACCATTGCTGCTGAAGTTGCATCTGCTGTAACTATCACATCACAACCTGGTAACTCTGCTTCATCTTCTGGTGCTGGTACATTTGCTGTTGCAACAAGTACAACAGGAACA